GGCATCGACTGACCGACGAACAGGCAATCGTCTTCACTGTATTGCTCAAGATCGGCTGGCATCTTCACTACGCCGGACAGGTGCGCGGCGCGCACGAACTGTTGCCACGTCGGCTGCACGAACTGGCCGACGAATTCATCAGTGAGTACGGCGTAGTTGATCCACTGCTCGACCAATTCCTGGCGCTGTGCGGAATAGCTGCCGTCGTAATTCTTTGACAGGCTGCTGTTGCTGATGCCGATACCACAGGCGGCGGCGCGCAGTTGTCCATAGCGGAATTCCACCACGTTCGGGTTTGGGCGGTTGGAGTCGATCAGGCCAATCTCTTCGCCGACGGCGAGGGTGTCGATGATGGTTCCGGCAGATAGGCTTAGTTCGCGGGGGTTAGGGTTTCCGTTGGCATCTGTACCGGACATTGTGTCCTGCGCCTGAAACCCGTCCGGCGAATTGCGCTTTACGTAGGCGGTCAGGTTAGCCGCGATCTTGGCAGCAATGCGCTCGCTCTCCTCGATGTCCTTGATATCGGTGAAGCGCTCGATCACACTGGCGAATTCGCTCACGCCACGCATCTGGCCGATGCGATCCAGCGTGGCGAGTTGCAGCACGTTTTCTGCCGGAATGAATTTCAAGTCGTTTGGTCGCGTCAGCGAAGTGGTACTGAGGTCAACCGGAAAACCGCGCCATACCCAGTAGCCGGTCGGCCTGCCCCACGCATTGCGCTGGATACCCTGACGGACTCCCTTGTTTAGATCGGTATAGTCCATCGGCACCATATCGGGCTCAAACATCTCCAGTGAGAACGGCACGCGAGTGCCATGATCGAGATAGGACACGTTGCCGGTGATGGATTGGCTGAAGGCTTCCCCGTCGCGGAACCAGGTCTTTGCCATCATGCGTTGTACCTTGGCCCAGTGGTGGCGGTGCGTCACTTCTGGCGTCAGCGTCCAGTCACGCCAGGCATCGCGTAGCTGCTTGGCATATTCGACATGAATGCTGCCGTCTTTTTTACGCGGCTGCGGCTCGATACCGATACCACTTGGCCCGACAACATTGTTGACCAGCGTGCGCAATGCACCGCGCACGATGTCATGGTTCTGTTCCAGATTGCGGGTAAGCGCTCGAATCGTCACTGCACCTTGCTGCACTTGCATATCTGGCGAACGCTGGTCGCGGCCGGATTTGCGCATGCGCGAAGGTTGAGCAGCTTCGTAGAGCGCGGAAACGCGTGGCAATTTCGCCGCAGCCTTGGCGACCTTGGCTAATTTTTCTTGCTTGGTTTTCTTGCCGGACTTGGCCATGATCAATAGTTCCGGTTGAAGCGGTCGTATGGCGATCCATCGTGCGGCGCGGGATTGAAGTTGGCGACCTTGACTTCCAGCCCGCCGATAGTTGGTACGCGGGCGGCGAGCATGGATTCGGCGGCAACGCGCTGCTCCCATTCCTTGCGCCCTGCGATGATCTGCGGCAAGTCCACCATGCTCAAGCGGCGGTCGCCGAAACTCACGTCACGGCCTTCCAGCACAGCGGATTCGGCAGTCATGTATTTTGCGAGCATGTCGGTGGCAGTTGTCATTCGGCGAGCCTCGTTGTCAGGTTTGCCGAATGTACCGATGGTGCGGTCTAATTTACAGGGAAGGATTAGACTGTTTTTTATGGTTTGATCACCCGCCCTTCAACATGTTGTAAAACTGCGCCTTGCATATCCCGTACCTGGCACACAATTCCTTGCGGTTCCTGCCGTTGAATTCTTGCAGGATCGCCGTGCGCCTTGCATCCCGGTCTATTTTCGAGATATATATTTCCTGCCCCCCATATTGATTGCGGATCTGAAGCTCAGCTTTCAATGCATGCGCATCGGTGAAGCTGTCCTTCCCTATCGTTGCTTGCAGGGTACTAATCAAAAATTTAAGTACATCGTCACCACACCTCATTCATAACTCCTTTCTGGCAAATTTATTTTGTGGCGCGACTGGCCGTGATACCAACTTTGCTACAGGCGTCTGCACCTGCATTGAAGATTTTGCAATTGCTTTGTCAAGCGATTCGCTACCCGACGCCGCAGCAGTAACTTTCTCGGCGGGCTGTAACGGTTGGCTAAAAATATCGGCTACCAGCGGCTGGACGGCCGCTTCCAGTTTCGCCCACATCCGCTCGGTATAGCGGTGCAGGTCGAGCATGTGTGCGGCAAAGATCGCATATACGGTGCAATCTAGAACCTCGTTACGGGGGCGCGCCTTGACCCAGCGATGCTGTTCGCCCTGTGCGGTACGCTGCAACACGCGATGCTCGGCAGTCAGCTGGTGATAGAACTCCGGAGGCAGGTCTTTGGAAAAATGCACATAGCCGGGGCCAGGTTGAGTGACTTTCAGGCGACCGAACAGCAAATCCTTGGCAGTATCGGTGCCGACGTGCCAGAGCTTGACGCCGGCCTTGATTATCCTGCCACGCCAGTTGATGTCCTGTGAGCTGCTCTTACGCTTCACAGGGCAGCCTTGCTTTGGCTCGCCCCTGATCGCATAGATTCGGCGGCTGGAATGGACACGCGCGAAGGCGTAGGTCTGATGCGTGAAGTGACCGCCTGTATCGATTGCTACCGCTTCAATGCCTAGGCTGCCGCCGGCGGCGTGTTCATATTTAATTTTCAGGTAGTCAGCGAGCTTTTCCCAGTCGCGTTCGTCGGCTGGGTTGGCTTCCATCACGGTGTAGTCGATGATCCACATCTCTTCACCCCTGCCCCATGCCCAGGAACATATCTCGAATCGGTTGTCCTGCACGTCTACCCCGGCGCTAACTACCAGTCCGCCCAGCGGCACAGTGCGCAAACGGTAAGATTCGGCGCGCGCCATCAGGGCGTGTTCGTCTGCCTTCTCGACTTCCTCTTCCCAGGTCTCGCCCAGCGTGGTGTTAACGAAGGTCTTCAGCTCGTTTTTATCTCCCGCCTTGGCCTTGGCTTTGGCAGACAGGAAAGCGCGGGCAATCTGCGACCATTGCGCCATCGGTGAATAAGCGGTCCAGATGTGCATGCCGACGTGGCGTGGCGTGGCGATACGGTTGCCGTCCGAGTCGCGGAAGATACAGCCCGCATCGATCCACAATCCGCTCGCCGTCATCCAGCGGCCGCGTTTCCAGACGCTCAGATATTCAGCTTGGGTATAGAGCGATCCGCAGTGCGGGCAGAGATAGGCAGCGGTTTCACAATCATTGTCCGTCCACTTCAAGCCATGCGGTTTATCCTTTCCGCCGAATTCCAGAGCGTGCTCGGTGTTGCAATGCGGACAGGGAATGTGAAAGTAAAACTGTGCAGTTGCCTGGTCGAAACGACTTTCGATGATCGAGAAGCCGCGCAGCTTCGGCGTGCTGCCGATGATAAGTTTCGGAAAGGTTGCGCCCTCGATGCGCTTGCGCGCCAGCTCAGCCGGGGAGCCTTCCTTCTCCACGTCCTGATCGAAGCCGTCCGCCTCATCGATGAAGGCCACATCTACCGAAATACGGCGATAGTTCTTGGCCGCCTTGCCGCCCCGCAGGTGTAGCATGGAGCCGAGAAACTTTTTCTGTTTCAGGGTGTTATCCTTGTGGCGTTGCAGGAACGACGGAAATACAGTAGCCATGATCGGTACATCGCGCATCATGGTTTCCACTTCGGTCTTGCAAAATTCGTCAGAGTCTTCGTCGGTAGGTTGCCATAACGCCTGATTTCGGCGCTTGTGTTCAGCGAAATAACCAATCGCCGCCAGCATGATTTTGGTGCAGCCGACGCGCGCCGACTTCATCAATGTGACTTCTTCGATTTCGTCATGACTCATGCAATCCATGATCGCAGTCTGGTACGGGTAGCACTCCCAGCGCTGCTCGACATAGCTGGATTCGGCAGACAGGTAGAAATGCTGGGCCGCCCATTCAGACAAGCGCAGCGGCGTGGCACAAGCGAGCGTGCGCAGGCCGGAGGTCACCACTTGCTGAAGGGCAGACAGATCAGACATTGACTATCACCTCATCATCGCTCATCTCGATATCCAAATCAGCCAGCTGGATAGAGGCGGCCAGGTTGCGCGCCTTGACGATTTCGGCACCGATGTATTCCAGATCGTCCAGCGACAGCGAGGAACGGCGCTTGAGCTGCACCGGAATGGATTCCAGCACGCCGGCAATCTGCCGGCCTACCTTGGACAGCACGTCCTCAATCACTGTCACCGGTGCCAGCTCGCGGCGTGAAACGCAATTCTGCATCGCCACTTTGTCCGCCTGCTCCTTCGCCAGGCGCGCACGTTCGGTTGCCAGATCCAGATCTCCGGACGCCTCTCGCCCCGCCGCCATCTCGCGAATATGTGAGCAGTAGCCTTTCAGCCATTCTCCCGCCGGTGCTCCGGTGGAAATGATGCCCCTGGACAGTAGGCCGCTGACCGCTGGCTGACTGATTCCAACCAGCTCACCAAAGTCTGATTGAGAAATATTATCTAATAAATCAATCATTTAATAACCCC